ACGATGTTGCCGAACTCTTCGAGTAGTGTGTTTTTGATTTTGTCTGAGGTGTCGACCTTGTCTAGGTTCAACGCAACAGTAGATTCTAGTTCACCCGCAACGATAGATTCGTTTAGGATGTCTTCAATTGCAGCATCGACTTCCGGATGTTCCGCGATCTGTCGATACTTAGTAATTAGTCCGTGATTATCTTTTGCAGAGCCGCCTTCCATGTCGATATACTGTCCAAAGTATGAACCCGACGCGGTGACGTAACCAGCACCATCCTCATCCACTTTAGGGACGATAGACGTTACCTTCTTTTCATCTTTTTCTTTTGACGCTCTCTTCAGTTCGAAACCGAATGCGGAGAAAACGTTTGAGTCATTATCTGCCATAAGATCCTCAGTTCAAGTATAAGGGGTGCAAGGCACCCCCATCAAACTTACTTATAATACCTTTAACTAGTGGTATTTGACTCCCAGTATTGGATTGCGAAAGTTGCAGTGAACTCTTCGATAGCGTCTCCAGTTCCGTAATCTAGTTCAATAGAACCTACTGTGATTGGGAACGCACCACGGAAGTTATATGTCTTTAGGACACTTCCGTCTTTATCTAGTTGTTCGACAATCATGTCTGCCTGATAAAGTGTTGGTGATGTGATACCAGTGTTAGCACTGTGACCATTGATACCGTTCATCCAACGTTCTAATGAATCACGAACCGCGAAGTCGGTGTCATTGATAATGGTTACTTCCCAATCATCAAATGTACGTTCTCCGGCGATCTTTAGAATACGACCACGGAAAGGTACATCAACCGAAGCTACATTAGAGGCAGGAAGTTGCGCTGTCTTACACATGAATGACGCAAGTTCCGCATCACCGCCTGCGTATGCAGGAAAGTTCATTAGAACACGGAATAGGTTAGGACGTGCACCGCCACCTTTCAACTTTGCTTTAAAATCGTCTACTCTTAATGTCATGATCGTTCTCCTTATACAGTACCGACCACTTCTTCAAACTCGACGCCGGTACGAACCGCGACAAAGTTGAGAGTGACGTAGTTGATTGAACGTGCTGGCTTGATAAAGCAAGACGCTATGAATTCGTTGCGGTCGACAACTTCTGACGTGTTGTTTGTTTCGTCACATACAACACGGAAGTCGGTGATACCACGACGCCCTTGGACTTCACGTAGGAATGGTTCTACGATGTTTGTGAACTCTGCGCGTGTGAAGTCGTCGTTCAGTTCGAACATGACGTTCTTCGCGGCTTCACCGATTGCACGTTCGATGACTAGGAATAGTCGACGGACGTTGATGCGATCGAATGCAGATGGACGTGCTAGTGCAGTCTTGTCCCCGAACAGTACAGTGCCTTGGCCAGGCATAGAAACGATTGGGTTGACACGTGCTGCATACATCTGATCACGTTCACCCTTTGTTGGGTTGAACGCAAGTGCAGATACACCGAAGTATTGACCACGACGTGTTCCAGCAGGGGAGAACCAAGGAGCAGAAGAAATATCTGTTGATGCCATGATACCCGCAGTTGATGAACATGCTGGAATGAATTCGTATTGATCTAGATACTTGTTGTAGACCTGAACCCAGTTACCATCCAACACTAAGTAAGATGTTGATGGTAGGTTATCTGCCCAACTATCAACAACATCGTTTAGTGATGCTGGCGCACTTGGTGGTGATGCAACAACAATGCAGTCTTTACGTAGGTTCTGAGCGATACCCGCTAGAGCAGATACTTCTAAACCAGAGTTGTGTGCAACCATGAAGTCGATCTGGATCTGATCAACATCACCGTATGCTTCTACGTAGTCTTGCTGAAGTGTTGCCGAAGGTGCGTCTGTACCACCGTCAAGGTCGAAAGTTCCGGCTTGAGGCGACTGAGATAGTTCGATCCAGTTAGAACGACGGTTAACATATTCTGAGATGTAACGTTCGTCACCAACAGTTTCTGTTAGGTTTGCATATGATTCAACAACCTCGCCATCATATTCAACATCAACTGTTTTGGTGCTTACGCTTGTCGATGTCCCATCTACATTTAGTACGTTTTCACTAACGGTAGTAACAACAACTTTTAAGTTGTCTCCCAGAGAGCCTGGGTGTTTTGCCATTACTGGTTCGACTTCTCCGTCTTTCTCCAACTGTAAAGCTAGAGCTTCATTTAGTGCTGTGGTTAGTGTGTCAACGGTGTCGTCGTCTGGTTCGGTTTTTGCCTGTTCCGCATCTAACGCAGCCTGTGCGTCTACTACGGCTTGGTTAGCTGTTAGTAGGTCTTGTGATGGTGCCTTTGCAGTTGTTCCCGCGCTCGCGCGTGTAACAAAAGCACTACCGGAGTATTTTAGAAATTGAGAGACCGCTAGGAAGTCAGCTGAACTCCCTCCGTCTTTTGGAGACCCAAAAGTAGAAACCAATTCAGACTCGTTCGCCACGAATACTGGTTTTCCTACTGGACCCCACGCGAAGTCACCGATGAACGCACCTGTAGTAGAACCGACCGCTGGAACAGTTCCAGATAGGTCTATTTCTTTAATGGTTACGCCTGGTGACTCATTTGATCTAAGAGCCATGATTGTATCCTTCTAGTTAAGGTATAATAAGTTAAACATAATACGTAGTAATATCGTCAATAGCACTATTTATAACTTACTAGTTTTCACCGTAATTTGCGTCGAACGGGGTTTGAAAGTTCGTCCATTCTGCTGAATATTCACTGCCATCTGCCGAGGGTTTCTCTAAAAAATCCCTTCCATCATCGATGATACCGAATGGTGGTAGGTCTTCCTCGATCTGCGCCATCCTTTCTTCAAACAAAAGGTTCTTGATGTTCATGTCGAAGTTGTCACCGAATGATTGGGTGGAGACGAAGTAACCGAACATCACTAGGTTCATCATCAAGTCGTCGTGGTTACCATCACTCGCCTCATAGGATACCCCCTTGGAGACAAATGTGGAGATCTCTAGAATAGTTTCTTCATCAACTACTTGTAATTTATTGTTCTCTAAGATATCCTTAATAGACGAACACCCGATGCGTTTTACTTTACGAGTCATCGTTACACCGATAGCGTCTGACTTGATAGCGGATTCCAAGAACATATTTTCATACTCTAGATCTTGGTAGAGACCAACCGCAACCAATATTCCGGCATCATTATTTTCAACAATACATAACGCTTCGTTATAAAGATTCGCATACTTATAAATAATGCTCGGGTAGAGCAAGGGAGAAATATTGTTGTTTCGATATACAGCCACTTGTTTAAATGGCCTTTGTGATACATCGATTACCGTAAATGTCGAATAGTCCTGTCCTCTACCCTTACTTACATCCACGGTCATGATATACTCATGATCTTTGATGGGTTTCTCATATACCTTGAGATCCCCACCTTCCAATAGATTTATTGGTTGTCGCGCACGTAGATCTAGCAGGGTATTACCCTCGATCAATGTGTCACCCGTCCCGAAGAAGGTATTCCCAAATTCCTGATCAAACTGGAGTTGGGATGTATTCGCGATGGTTTCCTCTTTCCACCTATCATCTCGCCCAGGCACATCCCACCAATCTACACGATAGGGTTTGTATTCGTTTACACCTTGCACGGCACCTTCCCAGATCTTATGATAAGTATTACCGATACCATTCGCGGTTGATGTAATGATCACCTTAGTGTCTACACCGGAAGATACTACGGGATAGGTTGACGTATAGAATTCTGCCGCGTTCTCAACGAACGCAAACTCATCTAGGAATAGAAGGTTAACCGACATACCACGAATGGATGATCCAGATGTCGCCGCTGCAACGATACGCGAGTTGTTTGATAGTTCGATAGACCCTTTGTTGAGAGCCTTACAACCCGGCTGTAGAAAGAAAGGAAGATTTTCTAACATCAAGGTCACACGCGCCAACATCTCACGCGCGGTTGCACCCTTGTTCGCAAGGATCGCAATAGTCTTCTCTGGGTGGAATAGGGCATACCATAGAATGTATCCGACCGAACTGATAGACTTACCTGACTGTCGACACGCTAGGACGATAGAGAACCTGTTGTCCTCAAAGTGATCAAACATGTCTTCTTGATACGGGTAGAGGTTGAATGGAACGAGACCTTTGTCTAGATGAATAACCTTGACGTACTGTTTGCAGAAATACGAAGGATCCTCCATGCACTTCTTATACTCACGGAGTTTCGTGGCGTCCCATTCTTCTGCGACACCATCTCTTTTAATCTGAGGATTACCTAGATAGGAGTTCTTACTATAACTACTCATCGTCTTGGTCTATGACCTTCTCATCCTTGTCCCCCAATAGGAAACGCTGGAGTTCAGTTGTCGACCCGATGAATAGATTATTGTTCGTGGTGTTTTTCTCTTTGGGTTTGTCGTCTTGCAAGAGTTCTTTTTGTTTCTTGTTAAGTTCCATCAGCTTGTCGTTGACATTAGCGATGTCCTTGATCATATTAGACAACACCTCGAATGCTCGGGGATGTTCTGATTCACGCGCGACCTGAATCATTAGGTCAAGTGATTCTCGACCTTTCTCGATTAGATCATAGTAGGTATCACGGGAGTACTCATAGTCCTGTTCGTGGACAAAGTTTTTTCGGTCATCGTCCGTGATAATTGTTGGGGGGTTATGACTGTCTGTCATCGGTTATCTCTATATTAAAACCAAAGTCTCCGTTTGAATTTACGTCAATCGGATCTGGTGTCACACGTACATTACTTAGGAAATCTATATCTCCAATATCGGAGACTATTGCGTTAAGCTCTGTATTTACTTCGCGAATCTCTGTGCCAGTTTTTATTGGACCATAGAAATTTGCATTCATATCAAAGGATAGAGTGTATATGATGGTTCGTCTTTGTTCAACCGGACCTTCAAAGTCATCTGAGAAATTGACTCCTGTTAAAGTAACAGGAATGTCTTCCTTGATTTCTGGATAATCAGAGAATGGTTTTACCGACAGGGAATACTGCGGAGCAAAGTATGGTAAGATCTGTTCTACCACCTGCAACGCGTCATCTTGTGACTTCGCATAAATGTTTAGTTCAAAACCAATCTTATATGGAACACCACAAAACACATCTTGACGATTACCACTAATTTTACTTTCTACACTTACTTGATTTACTTTTGGCAGTTGTCTGGCAGAATCATATGATATTGAAGAAACCTCAAAGGACATACGAGGCAACTTTAATGCGACCTTACGTTCGGACTGTTCTCCCTTACTCATCTCTTCTAGTCGTGAGATGAAGTTTCTACGAGGTGCATAAGTCAAAGGTAATTTGACCTGAGACAATACTTTACCGTTTGCCGCGGTTCTTAGTATATGCATATCGTTGAACATAGACCCAAACAAAGCAACACAAGTGCGCATACGTTTATGGTAAAAATGACCACCCATCATTAGACTATATCTCCAAACGGATTAGATTCACTGAAATCGAGGAAGTCCTCTTCCCAATCATTGAATACTTTATTCTGCGCATCGACCTGTATTTCATTGACACCTTCGTCTTGTGAAGATGGAGTCATAGACGCATTCGGTCCAACGACTGGACGATCTGTCGCCCACTCATGATACTTACCATCGGTCGCACCTGTGTGTGCAATTTTTAACACACGAGTGTCACTACTCCATGAAGCGACCTCGCCATTTAGTATGTAGTCGTCGAATACCTGTTGGACATCTTCCCCAATTAAGTAGTAGGATTCATCGTCTGCGACTCTTGGAGGCATCTGTAGTTCGTACTGAAATGCACCCTCAACCTCGACATTATCAATGTCTGGAATACCAGTGTCGAAGTCTTCGTCTGAGAACTCGAATAACTCGCACTGCATACGGAAGGTAGGTAGTTGAGATAACTGATAAAACGGAGTCTCCGTCTCGACCTTCATCACTTGGAACAGTGACTCGGACATAGGCAGG